GGGTGCTTGTATTACACCTCTCGCTTTCGCGAGAGTAGTGTTTACTTGCATCCTAAACGGGGACACACAAACTAGGAGTTCGTATGTCTAATCCGTCCACAGATTCGCTCGAAATGCACTTTCGCGGCCACAATGTGCCGCGAGTGTACCGACAGCGTGTTCGTGAGGCCATAGACTTGTTCTATGACGCACCTGCTACACAGCAGTACAGCGCACTTCCGAATCTGCGGGAGGCACTTGATTTCTTGGCTTCGGTTCCTTCGGGTTTTCCCGAGTTGACCGTTCGCCAGAAGTTGGTGATACGCAAGGCTTACCTTATTTTCAAAGGTAATGCTGAGACGAGTCCCCTTCAACTGAAGAAGGATCTCTCCGCGATCGGAAAACCAGAGCCCGACACCGTTAACGGTGTTTGGGCTTTTATCAAAGCTGGCGTCCCGGGCGGCCTTCAGCCTTATGTTTCTCGGACTGTCTCCCCATCGGCAGACATCTACCAGCTTGCGCTGGCTAAAGTCTTCCGACAGTTGACAGGTCGACGACTTCAGCATTACAATAAGCTGAACATCGCTGAACGCTCTGGCTATCTCTCTGCACGTGTCTCCCTCATTATTAAGGGCGAACTTCAGAGTTGGGCCAACAGTCCGGATAGTATCACCTCCTTTTCTCGATGGAATGATGTCTTCCCCGGTATTGACATCCGCGCATACAAGAGTCTCAGAAATGAGACCCGCGAGGATCTGGTCAACGACCGGGCTGGCAAGTACTCTTGGGCTCAAGAGCCAGGTATGAAGTTGCGTTTGTTTGCTTCTCCACACCTCTGGGTCCAAGGCTACCTTCACTCGCTGAAGAATAGCCTTCAAGGGGTACTTGCTGGGATTCCCGAAGACTGCCATATGGACCAAGGGAAGGGTAAAGCCCTCGTGCAGGAGCATTTGCGTAAACAGAAAACTGTCTACTGCTATGACCTGTCCAGCGCTACTCACCGCTTCCCTTGGTCTCTCCAGCTGCGATTGTGTAAGAAGATGGGTATCCCTTACGACCACCTTGCGGTGCTCGATTGGGCCGCCAAGGGTGTTTACACCCATTCTGGCGGTAAATCCTGTGCCATTCGTTGGCAAGCAGGTCAACCGCTCGGCTTGTACCCGTCTTTCTTCATCTTTTCGCTTACCCATCATTTCCTTATCCGGGGCATCTTCAAACGCCTCGGACTGGATCCAAATGGGGGCTACGTCCTCCTTGGCGACGACGTCGCCATTTTTAACGGAGCTGTAGCTAAAGTCTACCAGAAACTTATGGACAAGGCTGGCTGTGAAGTCAACCTTACTAAATCCATTGTTTCTGACAGCGCTGGAGAATTTGCCGGGGCATATATTGACCGACGCAACATTGTCAACATTGGCAAGTTGCGTCATCTCAGTCAACGTAACCTCATCTCGGCAAACCGTGGCTTCACTACACCACTCGCTGATGTAGTTCCCACCCTCGACTTCCTTGACGGCCGGCTCCCTCCTCTGATTGGAGGATTCATCTCTACAGAGCTGCGATTTCGCCTCTGTAAAGGTTTGAAAGTAAAAGCCCGCTCTACGTCCTACGGATTTTTCGAATCCGTTGACCGGAAGTTGATGGAGGACATTCCTCTGGTTCCGACCGTTACTTCCCACTCCACACTCATGAACATCTCTAAAGGTGAACGTGAGCGCCATGCCATTGACAGCGTCTGCAAGATGATCGATCGTATGTGGACCCGCTGGGCCCATGTACTCGATCCCAATGCAGGCGTGGATGATGAGGACACACACTACCCCCTCGGGTCTTGTGTACCTTACCTTCCCTCTGGCACTCATAAGCTGGTCATGGGTCTTGCGGATATTCTGGTTCGTACCAGAACTCCGTGGGACCCTGATGCCAGTAATGATGGCAATGGGTGGAAACCCACCGGACATTGTAGTCCTATATGGTGGGGTGATTATCTCGCGTTGTGTGGCGAGCAAGATCGGCCTTTCAGCTTCTTCCGCATGTATCGTCTTGCGGAGCTCCTCATCAACCGGTTTTCTGTTTCTAATCAGAAGCCGGTATCCGAGGGCATGATGCATAATCGCATTAAGAAGCTGTATCAGAAGGCCTGCGGTCTGGAACCTAGTGCGCTGCGAGGATACATCGATTTTGTCGATGGCCTCGTCGGTGCACACGGGAGCACGGCTCTTGTGAGTCATGACTCCTACAACCTTGGTGTTTTGGTGAAGCCATCCGGCCTCGCCTGACACCAAGTGAACGATGATGCG